TGAATGCTCTGTATAACGATCGTTGTAACGTGTCTCATAGCTTATCAATAAATCGCAAGATGTAAATAGTGAAATATCACTTCAAAAACCCGTTTTTCGACCACTTATCACGGATTCAGGTAATAATGAATTTAACAAAAAATTAGCAAAAGCAGAATTGTTACTGAAACTTAAGGAGTCAGAGAATAGAGTTAAGTCTTATGATGACTGGATGACCGAAGAAGAAGTCAAAGCAAAATTAAAAATAGACGAAACTAAATAGAAAATTACAAGACACTTCAAAACGAGGTGTTTTTTTTCATGCCCAAAGAGGAGGAGGTGAGTCACAATGGCAGATAATTTTGGTCTTAAGATTGGTGTGGAAGGCGAGAAAGAGTTTAAGAATGCCCTTCGTGATATCAATCGAAGTTTTAAGGTACTGGGTTCTGAAATGAACCTGGTCACTTCACAATTTGATAAGCAGGATAAATCCATTCAAGCGATGACAGCAAGAAATAATGTGCTTAATAAAGAGATTGATGCTCAGAAAAATAAGATAGGTACCCTTGAAGCTGCTCTTAAAAATGCCTCCGACTCCTTTGGTGAGACCGATAGAAGAACGCAGAACTGGGCTATTCAACTTAATAATGCGAAGGCCGACCTCAACAAGATGGAAAATGAACTGGATAAGAATGTTCAGGCCATTGATGAGATGAATCAAGGCTTTAATGAAGCAGAGGATGGTGCAGGTGGATTCGCTGATGCCGTGAATGATGCAGCCAATGAAACAGATGATGCCTCGGGGAAGTTTGAAAAACTGGGTGGGGTGTTAAAAGGAATCGGTGCAGCAATCGGAGCTACCGTTATTGCCATTGGCTCTGCAGCAGTTGCTACTGGAGCAAGTCTCATTAAATTGGGCGATGAATACAATATGGCGGTCAATCAGATTTCAGCATCCACCGGGGCTACCGGTCAGGAACTGGAGGAGCTGGGCGAAGTCGCTCAAAATGTGTATAAGCATAACTTTGGTGACAGTTTAGAAGATGTGGCTAATGGCATATCTGAAGTGAAAAAGACAACCGGACTCATGGGCCAGGAACTAGAAAAGGCTACAGAGTCCGGTTTTGCTTTAAGGGATACCTTTGGATTTGAACTTCAGGAATCTGCAAGAGCTGCAGGGGCACTCATGAAGAACTTCGGAATCTCTTCTGAAGAAGCCTATAACATTATTGCAACGGGTGCTCAAAATGGTGCCGATAAAAACGGAGATCTTCTTGATACTTTAAATGAATATTCTAATCAGTACTCAGCCTTAGGACTCAGTGCAGATGAATTTATCGCAGGACTTATAGGTGGTGCTGAAGCAGGCGCATTTAGTATCGATAAGATTGGTGATGCGGTCAAGGAGTTTAACATCAGGGCTAAGGACGGAAGCAAAGGGACCATTGAAGCTTTCACATCCCTGGGGTTTAATGCTGATGAGATGACTCAGAAGTTTGCCCAGGGCGGGGAAACGGCCAGTGATGCTTTCTATTCAGTAGTGGAAAAGTTGAATGAAATCGAAGATCCCATTCTTCGAAATACAGTCGGTGTCCAGCTCTTTGGTACGCAGTTTGAAGACCTCGAAGCAGGAGTCCTACCGGTCCTTGCTGGCATGAAAGACAGTACCATTGCAACAAAGGATGCCCTAAGTCAGATCACCGAAGTGAGATATGATAATCTTTCAGATGGATTTGAAGGAGTTAAACGATCCCTTCAAGGTGTATTTCTACCTGCTGTTAGCGAGGTGTCGGCAGGTATTACCGACTTATTCTCCGGTTTATCCAACGGAATCAATGAAGCAGACGGTGACTTTGAGAAGATTTCAGAGGTTATCGGAGAAACGGTGAGCGGTATTACCACGCTGATAACAGAACAACTTCCTCAGTTTGTTACCTTGGGATTGGACATCATTTTGGCTTTGGTTGGTTCAATCGTAGAGAATCTTCCTATGATCATCGACTCTGCCATGCAAATAGTACTGACGCTTTTAACCGCACTCATTGAGGCTTTACCACAGATCACAGAAGGAGCCTTATACCTGGTGATGGCTTTGGTGGATGGGATTATCGCCAATCTGCCGGCTCTGGTTGAAGCAGCTCTTGTGATGATTGTGACCTTAGCCACTGGGATTGCAGAGGCGCTTCCCGAGCTGATTCCATCCATTGTACAGGCGATTATTCTTATTGTAGAGACGCTTATTGCCAACATGGACCAGATTTTAAATGCAGCTTTTCAGCTAATCCAGGGTTTGGCAACGGGTATTCTAAATGCCCTACCTGTATTAATAGAGGCTTTGCCACAGATCATCAGTAGCATTGTGAGCTTCTTAGCTGGAAACTATCCAAAGATTATCGAGAACGGTATTCAGCTTACTATTCAATTGGCAGCTGGGCTTATCAGAGCCATTCCTCAGCTTGTGGCTCAACTTCCACAGATTATTACGGCCATTGTCACCGGTCTTGGCAGAGCAGTTCCTTCCATGAATGACGTGGGAAGAAACATTGCCAGAGGTCTGTGGGATGGTATCTCATCCATGTTTGGTTGGCTAAAGAACAAAGTGGACAATATGGTTGGCGGTATTGTACGAGGCGTTAAAAGCGTTCTTGGAATCCGTTCACCTTCTAAAGTGTTCGCCGGTATTGGTGCCAATATGAGTGAAGGTATTGGAGAAGGCTTCACTGCAGCCATGAGTGGTGTGGAAAAGGACATGCAGGACACCATACCAACGGACTTTGATTTGGACCTGAACTCTCAGGTATCAGGAAGTCTTGGAGGTTCTGAAGGTGCAGTTTTTGATGTGACTATTCCACTTACCATCGATGGCAATATCTTAACCCGTGTCATAGCTCAGCTACAGTGGAATCAAAACACGGTTACTGTCAGAAACCTTGGAGTGGCAGGATCATAAAACAGAAAGGGGGATAAGTCTTGATTGAAATCTATGCTGGAAGTACGCTTCTTCAAAGTATCAAAAAAGTTATGAATGCTAATGTCAGAGAAACCTTGGAAGGAGAATATACCCTTTCATTCACTGTACTTGCAAAGTCAGCGCTGGCACTTAAGGTAAAACAGATTGCCAAGCTTGATGATCAGTATTTTGAAATAGTACAGATATCAAAGAGTATTCAGGGCAGCCTTCCCATCTGTTCAGTGATCTGCGAGCACGTGTCTTATATCCTGAACCATGAGATGTATAACATTACGGAGTTTGATTTCACTGGAGATCCGGCTGCAGGACTTGCGCAGGTTCTTTCAGGAACCCCTTTTAGCGCGGGGATTGTAGATTTCACAGAAAGCGTCACCATGAAGATCAATCAGGAAGTCTCAAGAAGGGCTGCTCTGATGCAGTATATCGCCATCCTTGGTGGAGAAATCGAGTACGATGGTTACAATATCAACATTCGAAATCATAGGGGAAGTACCGACTATATCCCGGTGATGGATTCAAGGAACGTCACCAATGTGGCAGTATCCCATGATTCCAGGGAGAATGCTTCATCCTATGACATCTCATTCTTTAAGCTTTTGAACCTTGCTGTAGGAGATAATGTACAGATTGTTTTTACTCCTTTAGGAATCAACGTGAAGACTAGGATCATCTCCTTGGAATACAATCCCTTTTACCGGTACAACATTCGTGTAGAGGTCGGAAGATACAGACCCAGTATTTCAGATACCTTCTATCGGATAGAAAGTTCATTAAATAATGTGGGAAGCTCAGTGGATGACATTCAAACACAGGTGAATGACCTAGGGGTATCCTATACCATCGTCTCTGATCTAGTGGTGACTGAAACAACCATTGATGTGACCTACACTGTAGAGAAGGGTGATACCCATCAATATCATGCCCAGTATCAATACACCACCGACAGTGGTGGAAGGATCACAAGCATCACCCTGGATAACATTTTCTCGGAGCTTCTCTTAAAGGAAGTCTCAACTTTAACCGTGGATATGATGAGTTTTTATATTGAATATGCAGACGGAACAACAGCAACATATAGCTACACCGTGGATAGCGGTGGAAGAATCACCAGCGTAACGAAAGTATAAAGGAGGGCTGATTCCATGAGCTATGATCATATTTTTAATAATACCCTAGCCATCTGGACAGCCTTTGGCGGCAGGGGAGATGTTCTTTTCACCATTCCAACACTCAGCTGGACCAAGAAGTACTATAACAACTTTGGGTATACCCAATATGGTAGTGAGAAGCAGATAAATGTCTATGATAATGGCAACGCGCAAATCGCAGTTTATTATGCAAAGACTCCTTACATGTCCTACTGGAACAAGACCACAAAGCAGTGGACCGTTGTCAGCGTTCCTTGGTGGAGCTATGGGCAGCCGGAGATTCTCTATGCAGCGAATGGTGTGTTTA